CCGGCGTACCACTGGACAGGGCAATCGCAGTACCCAGCGAACCGCACTTCATAGCGGACATCTGGCATGACATCAAAGCAGCACGGCCACTACCGCTGTACGCGGACCCGGCTGGCATGGGGAGGTTCTAATGCCAGGAGGAGTAGGAGCAGCCTTAATCGGAGCAGGGGGTCGCCTATTGGGCGGCCTCCTGGGTAGCTCCGGACAGAGAGACGCAAACCGAATGAATGCAAAACTCGTTCGGGAACAAATGGCATTTCAAGAAAGAATGAGCAATACAGCGTACCAAAGGAGCGCAGCAGATCTAAAAAAAGCAGGACTCAACCGAATCCTGGCAATCGGAAGCCCGGGAAGCACACCGGCGGGTAACGCAGCAACAATGCAAAACGAAAAAGCGGCACTGGGCGAAGGGGTGGGAAGCGCAGCGCAAGCGGCAGCGACAATACGACTAACAAACGCGCAAACCGCAAAAACAATGTCGGAGAAAAACTTCATCGACAATAAAGGGGAACTAACCGATGTACCGGCAGACATAGCAAGCGGAATCGGAAACGTAGTAGATGATCTAAAACCAATCGGACATGACTTCTATGACCGATTCAAAGATGTATGGAGCAACGCCCTAAAAGGCGGAGGAATATACGGAACAGGATCAGCAAAACCAAGCAACAAAACAGTGGAAGAGGTATCCAGAGAACTGAACCTCAGACCAGAACAGACCGAACAACTAGTAATCAACGTAGTAAATCAAATGGATCTGCCAAAAGGCATGACCAGAAAAGAGAAGTTAGCCTGGGCGGCCAACAACCCACAAAAAATTAAAAACTTCATGGAGAGGCAAAAACGATGAGCATGTTAGGAACAAAACAGCCGACGGAATACACCGACGGAAAAACGAAGCAAAGCTTCAAAGACGAAACAGACGTCAATCTGATAATCCAGAAACACACGAGGATGGGCACATTGAGCCATCTCGAAAAATTTGGGGGCCAATACGGAGACCTCAGTAACTTCGACTTCCAAGAAGCCCAAAATCAAATAGCGAACGCGAACTCAATGTTCGAACAGCTGCCTTCGGCAGTGAGAAACCAATTCGCAAACAGTCCGGAAAAATTCTTCGAATTCGTAAACGATCCGGAAAACAGCGAGCAACTAGCTCAGAAGCTACCAGAGCTCGCAAAACCGGGTCAGAGACCATTGCCTACGGCTAAGGACGTAATCGACCCGGTAGAGGCTCCTGAGGAGCCTACAGAGGAAACTTAAAGACAATCCCCCCCTACGAACGGGGGGGGGCGACAACCAACAGAAAACAGTGTAGGGTGTCACCTAACCAGTAGACATCAAGTAAAGGCTACTGGTTAGGGGCAAATTTAGTTAAATTTACCAAGGAGTAAAATTATGCGCAGACGGCGAAAATTAGGAAAAAGGCGAAGCAGAAACATGTTCGCCAAGGGAGTGATGAAGGAACATCCAAAGAACCGCGCGATGACAGTTCGCGGCGGAATCAGGCTGTAATGGATGCCATGCTTTCATCCCCTGGAGGGGTACGTGGATCTGGAAAGCGGAGGCTTAACCTGGGACGAGGATAAACATTGCGGAACGACCATGACGGTCAGCTGTGGCCAGTGCCAAGGCTGCCGGGTCGACCGGAGCAAAGAATGGGCGGCAAGAATCGTGCACGAATCACAAATGCACCGCGAAAACAGTTTCGTAACTCTTACTTACGACGCGGAAAACGTGCCAATGGACGGAAGCCTAAACAAGCAACACTTCCAGAAATTCATGAAACGCTTGAGGAAACACTTCAGTGATAAAAAAATACGTTACTTCCATTGTGGAGAATATGGGGACAAATTGGAAAGACCTCACTATCACGCTTGTCTTTTTGGTATTGACTTCGATGATCGTGTGGAACATGGAGCTAATAATTCCGTGGTCCATTACAAATCCGACACCCTAGAGAAACTATGGGGCAAAGGCTTTTGCACAGTAGGGGAGCTCAACTACCAGACAGCGGCATACACAGCCAGGTACATCATGAAAAAGATGACTGGGAAACAGGCCGAAGAACATTACATGAGGGTAAACCCTTACACAGGGGAGCTATACAACCTCGAACCAGAATACGTAACAATGAGCCTGAAACCAGGCATAGGACGGGAATTCTATGAAAAATTCGAAACAGACTTCTTTCCAAGCGATGAATGCCCCGTGCCGGGGAGAGGGGTATATAAAACAGTACCTAGATACTATGAAGAAATTTACGCAAGTCGAAATCCAGACGCCTACGAAAAGATTAAGGCAGATAGAAAACACTATCACGATACCCACAAACATGAATACACAGATCAAAGACTAAGAGCGAAAGAAAAAGTCCACGAAGCTAAAATAGCAACACTAAAGAGGAGTTAAAATGGCACAACCGAAAACACTATGGGAGAAATGCAACAATGACTCCTACATCATCTTCAACCAGGGACCAGTCCGATATTCAACGGCTACCTGGGAACGACTCAAAAACTTCAGAACACCGCCATACAGCGACCAAGAGCTAGCGGAAGTACTCAATAACTTCAAACCATGAGGACGCACAGATCGATAGCAGTGCTATTAGCACTAGCAGTAAGTAGCGTACCTGCATGCAGCATTGCACCAACGTCGCTAGCGTGCGGTACAGATGACTCGAAATCTTACGTAACACTCGAGAACCTAAAGGACAATAGTCCACAAACAATACAACAATACCGATACCTATGCAGCTTTGCATACGAAGGAGAAGAATAATGAAATTAAACGCATACACAATCTATGACGTAGCATCGGGAATCTACATGAGACCCTTCTTTTCACCGGCAGACGGCCAGGCAATCAGGGGCTTTAAAGACATCGCAACCGATGCAGACCACGAAGTAGGCAAACACCCAGAAGACTACACACTTTACAGAATCGGGACCTACAACGACACAACAGGAAAACTCGGATCAGAAGAGCTCGAGAAAATGGCAACAGGACTCGAAATGGTATCCGAAGACAGAAACATCCAACCAGGACAACTCAAGGAAGTAAACAATGGCTAGAACAAAAACAGGCGTAAGCCCGCATCGATTCGGGCAAGTACCGAGAGCAGATATACCTCGGAGCAGCTTCAACTTATCACACGGACTCAAAACAACCTTTGACGCGGACTACCTGGTGCCCAACGGAGTATGGGACGTAATACCAGGAGACAGTTGGAACGTAAAAACAACGATCGTAGCAAGGCTAGCAACACCACTGCATCCCTTGCAGGACAACCTCTATATCGATCAATTCTACTTCTTCGTACCGTACCGGATACTCTGGGACAACTTTGAAAAATTCATGGGAGCACAAACAGACCCGGGAGATTCAATCGATTACACAATACCTATCGTAACCAGCGTCAGCAGCGCAGCCACAGGAACGGGCACCCTATGGGACCACTTCGGACTACCACTGAGCAAAGTACCGGATGACGTACCCGTATCATGCTTACCATTTAGAGCATATTGGCTAATATGGGACGACTGGTTCAGAGACGAAAACTTACAAAATTCCAGGAACTATGGAACAACAGACTCAGCCTTCGGCCTGACAGCAACAACAGGGACGATGATTAAACGGGCTAAAAAACACGACTACTTCACAAGCGCACTACCGTGGCCACAAAAGGGAGAGGCAGTAGACTTACCCCTGGGAACAACGGCACCAGTAACAGGTATAGGCTACGACACACAAACCTACATAGCGGGGCCAAGCGCAAACGTATACGAAACAGCAGCAACAACAACAACAACGTATGCAGACTACAACACAAGCGCAACAGGCCCGGGCGCACTATACGTGGAAGAAGATCCGAACAACGCAGGATACCCAGCAATCTACGCAGACTTAACCAACGCAACGGCGGCAACCATCAATGAACTCAGACTGGCTTTCCAAACTCAACGGCTGCTCGAAAGGGATGCAAGAAGTGGAACAAGATACGTGGAAACTCTTAAAGCACATTGGGGAGTTACGTTTCCAGATTACACAGCTCAAAGGCCAGTATATCTTGGCGGTGGCAGCCAAACAGTCGGCATCACGCCAGTACCACAAACTACGGAACCAGCAAGCGCAAGCGCAGACGATGCAAAAGGCGCACTCGCAGGATACGGATATAGCCAGGGACAACACGGATTTACAAAATCATTCGTAGAACACGGAGTAATAATCGGACTAATGAACGCAAGGGGTGATATCACTTATTCCCAGGGCGTAGACCGATATTGGAGCAAATCAACACGATACGACTTCTACTACCCGGTACTCAGTCAAATCGGCGAACAAAGTATCTTAAACAAGGAAATCTGGTCGGACGGAAGCGCAAACGACGATCTCGTATTCGGATACACAGGACGATACAACGAGTACAGATTCCAAAACACAAAACTGACGGGACTGGCACGACCAGACGCAAGCGGAACACTAGCAAGCTGGAACCTATCAGAAGACTTCGCAACACTGCCGACACTCGGAGATACCTTCATACAAAGCAACACCGGCGTACCACTGGACAGGGCAATCGCAGTACCAAGCGAACCGCACTTCATAGCGGATATCTGGCATGACATCAAAGCAGCACGGCCACTACCGCTGTACGCGGATCCGGCTGGCATGGGCAGGTTCTAATGTCAGAAATAGGAGCAGCCTTAATCGGAGCAGGGGGTCGCCTATTGGGCGGCCTCCTGGGTAGCTCCGGACAG